GCCCGGAAGAATTTCCCGCTCTACATCCTCCCCCGCTGGGCGGAGTTCAAGGCGAAGGTCGCGGCGAAGCTCGCCGAGATCAGCAACAGCGCCGAGGCTCCCGACAAGCTCGACACAGAGGGGAAGACGGCGATCATGGGCAGCGCCGAGGCCACGGCGGCGCAGATGGCGGCGTTCTGTCTGAGCAAGAACGCCGAACCCAGGCTCCCGAGCTGCACCGTGGAGGAGCTGGCCCGGCTATTCCTGGCCGAGGGCGAGGCGGAGGGTGTCCGGGGCGACGTGGCCTTCGCCCAGAGCCTCCACGAGACGGGCTTCTTCAAGTTTGGCGGCATTGTCCAGCCTGGACAAAACAACTACGGCGGGCTCGGGGCCCTCAACGGGAACAGCGCCGGACAGGCCGCGAGTTTCCCCGACCCGCGCTCCGGCGTCCGGGCTCAAATCCAGCATCTCAAGGTCTACACGTTCGAGTATGGCGTCAACATCATCAACCTCGTCCGGCTCGGGGGCGTGTGGGAGCTGGAAACAGTCTCCGCCCCCTTTGTCCGGCACTCCCACAAGATCAACGTCATTCACCCGAAGATCAGCGGGGAGCAGGAGGTCACGAAGGTCGTCTCGTCCACCAACGACGACGGCTTCATCCGAACGAGGATTTATTTCTAAGAAAGGGGGCGAGACCATGCTCGAGGAAATGGTGAAGGCGGTCGTCAACAAGGTCATCGCCCAGGACTACCCCTTCCTCAAGTCGTCCGCCGCACTCTACGCCGTCGTTACGAAGGCGAAGCAGCTCGGCGAGACGTTCGACTATAACGACCTCGTCATCCACAATGACGAGACAGGCACGAGCTACCGGGGGCACATCACCGCCCATTGGTATGAGTACACGCTCCAAGCCGTTGACCGCTGGGGGAATGTCGACGAGTCCGTCCCCGCCTTCCCCGACATTCGCTCCCGCATCCAACTCAAGACCGGGGCCTTCGTCTCCGTGGCTATGGCCTACGGGGACGTCCCGGCGATCATTAGGGAGGTGAAGCTATGACGGGCCTCAAAGACACAGACGTCCGCCTCTCGGACGAGTGGCGGCTCACACAGGCGGCGGACGGCGACGCCCCCCTTTGCTCCGACCTTGATTGTCTCTATCAGAACATCATCCTCGAGGCCCTCACGCAACCGGGCGATCTTTTCTATGACTTGACCTTCGGCTGGGGGCTCTATGACTTCATCCAGTCCGAGGACGACGACCTCACCCGCCTGGAGATCGCGCAGCGGGCCCGGGTCGGATTGCAGAAGCGCGAGGTCATACTCCCCGAGAGCATTGAGGTCAACGTCGACTTCGAGGACGACGCCTTCGTCCTTTACTGCAACTTCCAATTTATCGAGGAGGAGACGGCCCGGGCTCTCACGGTCATCATCAGCGCGGTCAGTGTGGAGGTGAAAGCGGCATGATCGACAAAGCAACACTTGACGCCGTCCTCCCCCTTCCAGAAATTGAGGAGCGGCGGGACGAACTCGTCGCCGAGCTCAAGGAGGAGGGCTTCGTCATCACGAACTTCCACTCGGGCGGCATCTTCTACACGCTGCTCATGATCGTCCTCCGCATTGAGCGGGAGTTCAAAGCGTTCCTCCGGGTCTTTTTGAACAACGCCTTCGTCGCTCACGCCTCGGGCGCGTGGCTCGACCTCAAGGCGGCGGACTATTCCAAAAAGCGCAAGAAGGCGCAGAAGGCCCGGGGCCTCGTCACCGTGTCCAGGACGGACGCGGAGGGGGACGCGGTCAAGATCGAGAAGGGCCACGTCTTTAAGACGAAGAAGGACATCAACGGCGAGGAGCTCCGCTTCTTCGTTCTTGAGGCGGCGGTTCTCCAACAGGGGGCCCGGGCGGTCGACGTCCTCGTCGAGGCCGAGATGGAGGGCTCCCGGTACAATGTCCCCGAGGGCCAGATCACCCGGAGCCTCACCTTCCTCAATGGCGTCGACGAGATCACCAACGGCCCGGACTGGATAACCCGGGAGGGCAGCGACACCGAGGACGACGACGGGCTCAAGACCCGGACGCTCCGCTCGTGGTCGGAGCTCGCGGCGCGGCCTATTGAGGATACGTTCATCAACGCGGCGGAGGGTGTCCCTGGCGTCTTGTTTGCTCAAGCAGACTGTCAGCACCCCCGGGGGCAGGGCACGGTCGACGTTATTGTCACAGGTACGGCGGGGGAAGCCACGGAAGGGCTCCTTGCCGAGGTCAGGAAAGCGGTTGACAAGATCGCCGGGCCATACGATAATATACAAGTGAAGTCTTCCGTCGTCGTTCCCCAGGACATAGAGGTCGCCGTCACCACTTCCGACGTCTCCGACGCGGAGGAGATCAAGGGCAAAGTCGCCTCTATCCTCACCGAGCTCCTCGCCGTCCGCAAGGGCCGCAAGTTCAACGAGCTCACCCTCTCGGACATCAATCACGCCATCCGCAGCGGCTACACCGCCGCGACGAACGCCGAGATCGTCACCCCGGCCCAGGACGTCAAGCTCGACAAGGACAAGGTCATCATCCTGGGGGCCGTCTCCGTGACAGTGAGAAGGGAGTGAGGCCCGGGTGAAGCAGTACGACCACTTCGGCGAGTATATGTTCGACCTCCTTTTTGCTCCGTTGAAGAAGGGCAAGCGGGCGGTCAATCAGTTCTTCATCTTCTTCAAGGTCATCGGGCGGGTCTTCGACGGTCTGAAGGAGGACGCCCTCCGGGTGAGGGACGAGACTAACATCGCCACAGCCTCCCCCACCATGCTCCCCGTCCACGGGCAAGACCGCAATATGCCACGGCTCGCCGGGGAGAGTGTGGAGGGCTATCGGACGCGGCTCGCCATGAAGGGCATTATTGCCGAGAAGGGCGGGCTCAAGGACGGCATACTCTACGCCCTCGCCGCCCTGGGCTACGAGCAGAGCACGATCGAGCCCTTCGCCTTCCAAGACCCCGAGAGGTGGGCCGAGTTCATTGTCTTCCTCAAGGGCTCGCAGCAGAGCGGCGTCAACGACCTCAATGTGATCGACGCCGAGGTCTGCAAGGTCAAGGAGGGCAGCAGCAAGCCCGCCTATGGCTCGGAGGCCGGGGCCGTCATTGAGATCGGCTCCGAGCTGATAACAGGCTATTCACACTACCCGAGATGCAACGAGATTGTTTGCGGCGTCTGGCCCCATATCGCAAGTATAGGCCACCTCCTCAAGAGCGAGGTCACGGCCCAGGGCGGAGACGACGCGGGCGAGGTGGAGTTCCCGAAGGTCGGCACGATCGCAGCCTCCGAGGAGTGCTACCAGCCCTACGCCTACGTCATGTATGAGAGCTTTTCCTCTGAGATGGAGGCAGGCTCCACGCCGGGCGGCGGCGTCCTGCAATATCCCATTTGCTCCCCGGGGCTCCGTTGCTCCGAGGAAACTCATACAACAGGAGGGAGAGACTCATGAGCAAGACGATCACAGCGGTCGGTATCGAGAAGATCGGGCGGCGGCTCGCCGACTCCATCGACCATGCGGCCTATACACTGAACGGCGAGCCGAAGACGGTCGAGCCGTTCCGGCGTCTCGTGAGTGCGGACGAGGTCAAGATTTACGTCTACTTCGATGACACGGTCACGGGAACCGTGGGCGACGTTCAGCTCGTGGACACGGACGGCGACGTCATCGCAACGACCGACCGCGTCTTCGAGAAACCACCGAGCAAGGGGCTATATGTGGCCTTCAAATACAAAATACTTGAAAAAGAAATGGAGGTGCAGACCGCATGAAACCCTATGAAAAAATCGGATGGGTCGACCACGTCGTCGATGTCGCGACGGAGGAGGTCATTCAGGAAGGGACGCCCGTGAGTCAGACGAACATGAACCACATGGACGACGGCATTTTTGAAAACCGCGAGGCCGTCATTCTCCACGAGGGATTGATCGCCGCCAACCAGCAGGAGATCAAGGTCTTGAAGGACGCCACGCTCAACAACATGGTCAACAACGTCTTCCTCAAGAACTTCGACTCCGTGGAGGCCGTGCTCATCATCTCCGGCGTTTTCGACCCCGTGGCGCGGAAAATCTATGTATAGGGTCGCTTGTACCCGCAAGGAAACAAGCTGCATACTCGGGAACTTCTTCGGCGAGCTTTGCCCAGTATGCGAAGGATGCCAGGACAGACCCGACGACAAGCTCGCCCTCAAGACTATGGACGGTCTCACTCTCGAGGGAGAGGCTGACCTCGTCATTGAGGGGCACAGCGCCCTCACGGGAGCGCCCGCGAAGGCCAAGCTCACCGACTACGGCTTCGAGTTCTTCGGGGACATCACGGAGATCGCCCGCATCAGAATTGCGAGGTGTGTGTACGTTGGCAGAACCGTCGACTTTACAAAAGAAGGCTGAAATCTTTCTCGAAAAAGATGTCTACCCCTTGCTAAAGAACTTCCCCCAGGCTGAAAAGTTTTCCCTCTCTCAGGAGATCAAACAATCGTGTTTCAAGCTCATCCGGGCGGCGGTCATGGCAAACAACCTCACCGTCACCAAGAAGCGGCTCGAATGGCTCGACGAGGCGGACGCCGAAAAGACCCTCCTCCTCGTCCTCTTTGGAGTCGCCCGGACGCAGAAATACATCACGCAAAAGAAGCTCCTCGAGCTGCAAGGAAAGCTCAACGAACTGGGGCGCATCATTGGAGGCTTGCAAAAGTATTTCATAGCAGCGGCCTCTAAACGCTGACAACTGAATAAAAAGTATTTTCCTATTAGGGTTATCTCTGTTTGGGCGTCGAATCGTGCGGTTCGGGCGTATCACTCGGCCCGCAACTGGAACAACAACAATGCAACGAATCGGAACGTGAACGTCGGTTTTCGCCCCGCCTTGTAGGTTATTGCGTCATTCTCGGCTACGGCTTAGAGTGCGCGTCCTTGTTATACTTCAAGGGAGAGGTAATCCTTCGCCTTGTCTCTGACGGCGTAAAAACAGTGACAAAGCCCCGCCCGCCCTCTCGTATTGGGAGGCGGAGCAGAGTCTACAATGTGGGCAGAAGCCCGCGTCTGTAGTGCCAAGCCGATCTAACAAGAAAGGATGCCACGCATGACGAAGTACCCCATTTTACACCTCACCACGAGGGAAACAAAAAAGCCCTATATCCCGCCTCCGCCCCCTCCGGCAAAGTACGAGGATGCCGTCGGGTGGGAACGGATAGAGGACGGCTACAAGCAAGCCCTACGGGGCAAGCGCAAATATACCCGGGAGGCGGTCACATACGACCTCCTCTCCGAGGTCAACAACGTCGAGCTATGGCGGGCGCTCAAGGCCATCGAGGTAAGGCCAGACCCCGCCCAGCGTCAAAAGGAATACAGGCCGGGCCCATATCGGCATAAGACGATCACGGAGCCAAAGACGCGGAGCCTCAACATTCCACAGCTCCGGGACAAGATTGTCCAGCTTGCCATTCATGAGGAACTGCAAAGCATTTTCCGGCCCGTGTTCGTTGACCGTTCTTTTGCGTGTCAGTACGGAAGGGGCCCCATCCGGGCCGCGTTCAACGTGCAGCATGACATGAGGGTCGCCCGGATGAAGTGGGGCGAAGACGCCGCCGTCATTAAGCTCGATGTCAAAAAGTATTTTTACTCAATCGACCGCCAAGTGCTGAAACAGCTCCTTGTGAAGCGGTTCAAGAAGCTAAAGAAGAAGCGCCCGGAGCTCTATGAAGACCTCCTCCGCTTTCATCGGCTTCTTTGCAAAGTGATCGACTCGAGCCCGGAGGGAGAGACGGGCATCCCCCTGGGGAATGTCAGCTCTCAGGACTTCGCGAACATCGTGCTCAACGAAGTCGATCAATATTGCATCCGCTTCCTCGGAGTAAAGCTCTATACCCGGTACATGGACGACATCATCATCATTGCGCCGAGCAAAGAGACCGCGAGGGAGTGGCTTGCTAAGATCAGGCAGTTCGTCAAGGAACGGCTGCATCTCGACCTCAACAGCAAGACCAAAATATTCTATCTGCGGCAGGGTGTGAACGCCTACGGCTACAAGATCAAGGCGACCCATCTCGAGCTCCGCACCACGTCCAAGCGGCGGGAGAAGCGGCGAGTAAAGGCCATGATCGCGAAGCTCCGGGAGGGCAAGAAGACGCGCGAGGAGATACAGCAAGAGGTGAACTCCTGGCTCGGCTTCGCCCGCTGGGCGAGTGCCTACAACCTCGCGAAGAAGATATTCGCGCCCTACCGCTGGATTAAAGTGGAAGGAGAGCTCCCATATGGCGCAATATCTCGGAACCGTGCAGCTCGGCGGGTTCTACAACAACGGTACAATTCTCAAACGGCCCACAAAGCCGTGGCGGCCTGACGCAGACCCATACTCCGGGAGTGGCTCGGGCGACATCCCGCAGATGTCCGGCAGCATGGCGAACTACACCCTCGGCAACACGCCAAGCGTCGCCGCGAACCGTCTCCAATGGCACAAGATCAAGGACGGCAGCAAGACCCTCCTCATTTGCGACCGGGTCATCCTCGTTTCTGTCTCATGGAATGATCTGAATGAGCAAGGCTACATCACAGGGAAGACCGTCACCATCGACGGGGCAAAATATAAATGCCGCGTCCTCACAGGCGGCACAGGCCCCCGGACGTCCGACTGGTACTCGGGAGGAACACCCACCAATAACGAGTGGGACAGGTTCACCACCCGCGAGGAGGTTATCTCCGGGCTCCCGGCCCCTCTTTCCTCCGACCTGGACAGCACACTCAACAGCACCGACAAGGGGAGTACACACAATCAATTTTGGAATTGGATGGGCGTGTATTCGTGGTGTCAAGAGGTATATTCTGGAAATTCGTCGACTCGTGCGGTTCGGGGGTATCCCTCGGCCCGCTTCTGGCGCTACAGCACTGCCACGCGTCGGCACGTGCGCGTCGGTTTTCGCCCCGTCCT